GTCTCCCGCGGATTTTTATCCCCCGGCCCAAACGCAATCAACCGCCTCCGCAATAATCCCCTGCCGATGGTCGGTCTTATTAAAGGGTCTCAGGAATGGGCGAAAAAGCCGCTTGGCCTGCCGACAAGGTGAAGCGGCGGTCCATTGCTGGCCTGACCCCGTATGCCCGAAACGCCAGGACCCACAGTGACCAGCAGGTTGGCCAAATTGCCGCCAGCATCCGCGAGTGGGGCTGGACGATGCCCGTCCTGGTGGATGAGGCGGGTGGGATCATTGCGGGTCATGGGCGCATCCTGGCGGCACAGCGGCTGGGTCTGACAGAGGTGCCTGTGATGGAGGCGCGCGGTTGGTCTGAAGCGCAGAAGCGGGCCTACGTGCTGGCGGACAACAAGCTGGCGCTGAATGCCGGCTGGGACGACGAATTGCTGCGGATAGAATTGGGCGACCTGAAGTTCTCCGGGTTCGATCTGGACCTGACCGGGTTCTCCGGGGATGAGCTTGCAGCCTACCTATCGGAGCGTTCCGAGGGGCTGACGGATCCGGACGAGGCGCCTGAGCCGCCAGATGAGCCGGTGACTGTGCTCGGGGACGTTTGGTTGTTGGGCCGGCATAGGCTGGCTTGCGGAGATAGCACTACGATCGAGACGGTCGACGCCGCGCTCGGTGAGGTTAAGCCGCACCTGATGGTGACGGATCCGCCTTACGGTGTCGAATATGATGCGAACTGGCGGAATGAGAGAGTCAGGTCCGATGGCTCGCCCATCGCTGGGCGAGCCATCGGTAAAGTGACGAACGACCACCAGTCGGACTGGCGTGAGGCGTGGGCGCTTTACCCTGGAGATGTAGCATATGTCTGGCACGCAGGTCTGCGTGCCAGATCAGTTGTTGAGAGCTTGGAGGCATCTGGATTCAAGATGCGGGCCCAGATCATCTGGGCCAAATCCAGGTTCGCCATCGGGCGTGGCGATTACCACTTCCAGCATGAGCCTTGCTGGTATGCCGTTCGCAACGGCAAGCGCGGGAATTGGGCTGGAGACCGCAAGCAATCTACGTTGTGGGAAATAAACCACATCAAGTCTGAAACCGGCCACTCGACCCAGAAGCCAGTCGAGTGCATGCGCCGCCCAATAGAGAACAACAGCAGCCCAGGCCAAGCGGTCTATGATCCGTTCGTCGGCTCCGGCACCACAATCATCGCCGCCGAGATGACGGGCCGCGCCTGCCACGCAATCGAACTGAGCCCGCAATACGTCGATGTTGCGGTCATTCGCTGGCAGAACTTCACTGGCAATAAAACCACATTAGAATCAGACGGTCGCACGTTTGACGAAGTTCGTGAAGAGAGAATAGAGCAGCATGCCACAGCCGGCGCATAAACCAACCGAAGCCAATCGGTCTACCGTAGAGGCCATGTCTGGCTTCGGAATACCGCACCGCGACATATCTCTGGTGCTTCGGATCGACCCGACTACGTTGGCTAAATATTATCGCGACGAATTAGATCGAGGGTCAGCGATAGCCAACACGAAGGTGGCGCAGAACCTGTTTCGTATCGCATGTGGCGAGGGCCGCGAGGCGGTGACGGCAGCTATCTTCTGGTGCAAGACGCGGCTGCGCTGGAAGGAAGCGCGGGATGAGACGCCTGATGCTTTGGGCAAGAAAGAGGCGGCGGAGGCAGAGGCGCGGATAAACGACCTCGGAACCGAGTGGGCCGCGCTGCTCAGACGAGAGCCTAACGAAGCCCGCAACTGACTAAATGGTCGAGCCCGCATCGTCTTGGTCAACGGCACGGCCGGATTGGCAATCGCGCATTAAGGCAGAGCAGTCACTACTCCCTGATCTGCCACTAAACGAACGCGAGGCCGCCGCAGCCCTCGGTATATTCTCCAAGCTTCGGCTTCCCGATGTCGTTGGCCAGCCGGCATTCCGCGATGTCGCGGGGCAATGGCAAAAGGACCTAGTCCGGGCGGTGTTCGGCTCTTACGACCCGGATACGAACGAACGGCATATCCGCGAATTCTTCTGCATGATTGCCAAGAAGAGCGGGAAGACGACGTCGGCGGCCGCGATCATGATCTGCGCGGTGCTGATGAACCGCCGACCCCGGGCGGAATTCCTGCTGATCGCACCGACACTGGAGGTTGCCGACCTCGCGTTCCGTCAGGCGGTCGGGATGATCGAGAGTGACCCCATCCTTACCGGTAAGTTTCACATCCGCGACCACATCAAGACCATTATCTATAGGGAGACCAAGGCGCACCTGAAGGTCAAGTCATTCGACCCCAGAGTGGTCACAGGCTCCAAACCGTGCGGTGTGCTGGTGGACGAGCTGCACGCCATCTCGGGTGCGCATGATGCGGACCGGGTGATGGGCCAGTTGCGCGGTGGGTTGATTGCCAATCCCGAGGCGTTCCTGATCTCGATTACCACGCAATCGGAGCGGGTTCCGTCGGGGGTGTTCAAGGAGGCGCTGCAGAATGCGCGGCAGGTGCGGGACGGCGAGATATCGCTGCCGCTGCTGCCGCTGATCTACGAGTTCCCCCGCGATGTGGAATGGCGGGACACGGCCAACTGGCGGATGGTCAATCCGACGCTGACGGTGGCGATTGAGCGGCTGATCCCGGACTATGAGGCGGCGGTTGCCGCGGGCGACCACGAGCTGCGGCGCTGGGCTTCGCAGCACCTGAACATCGAGATCGGGCTGGGGCTGCAGACCGATCGATGGCCGGGCGCGGAGTTCTGGGAGCGGCAGACGGATCCATCGCTGACGCTTGCGGAGGTGTTGGAACGGTCGGAAGCCGTCGTTGTCGGAATAGATGGCGGCGGGCTGGACGATCTGTTGGGTTTTGCCGTGTTGGGGCGCGATCGCGATGGCCGCGAGCTGGCATCGAAGTCGTGGCTATTGTGGTCGCATGCATGGTGCCACCGGAGCGTGCTGGAGCGGCGGCAACAGATTGCGCCGCGCCTGCTCGACTTCGCCAAGGCTGGGGAATTGACGATCTGCGACGATCGGCTGGAAGACATGGAGGCGATGCAGACGATTATCGCCGACATCAAGGCGCGTGGGTTATTGGCGCACGTGGCGGTTGATCCGGCGGGCGTTGGGGATATCGTCGATGCGATGGCGGCGATCGGGGTGACCGAGCAGAACAAGATTCTCTGGCCGGTGAGGCAAGGCTGGGCTTTGATGAATGCACTGAAGACGGGTGAAAGGCGGCTGGCGAAGCAGACGTTGTGGCATTCGCCCTCTGGATTGATGGCTTGGTGTGTCGGCAACCTGAAGATAGAGCCAACGGCCACCGCGATACGCGCGACAAAGATCCACGCCGGGGATGCGAAGATTGACGCGGCGATGGCGATGTTCGACGCGATTGATGTTCTTTCCCTTGGAGTGGGGCCCGTCCGCATTCCAAACTATGAGGTTGTGTTTGCCTAGGATTTCTCTCGCGCCTTGTTCTGCCTTTGCTCGGAGAGCAGGCCCCTGATTGCAAGTTCGGTGCGCCGATCGATCGCAATGTAACCGCCAGTCCAACGGCGCAGCGTGGCAAGGTTTACCTGCAAGGCTTCGGCGAGCGACTGGCGCCAGTGTGTGCCGTATAGCCGCTCGCCGGCCTGGATCAGTTCCGAGGGCGTCATCGGATCGCCCCTCTTGGCTTAGAACGATGCCTCGTATTCGACGATCCACCGGAGGACCTGTTCCGAGAAGCCGTCGAGGTGGACATACTTTCCGTAGCCGACGCCGTTCTTGGCAGACGCGACGTTGATTACGTAGGCCCGCTCGCAGATTGGTTCGGGCATCCTGTCGGCTGTGCCCTGGATCCAGTAGCCAAACCGCGCGCCGCTACCGGGGAACGCCTGCTCGTCGGTGATAACGATCAGACGGTCATGCGGCACGTTGGCATTGATCCATGCCACGGCGTCGAACAGGCGGGTGCCGCCCGATTGGCTCTGACAGATTGCGTCCACGCCCGCCATGCCACGGCGCGGCGGGATCTCCATCACGCGATCGGCGAACGAAAACACCCGCAACTGCTCGGCGTTGATCATTGAGGCAAGTGTCGCCGCCGCGTCCTTTCGCGAGATGTCAGACTTTGCCGACAACCTTTCATCCATCGACCCCGATACGTCCACCATGACGACGGTGCGGCCCGTGAGCGACGGCATCTCGGCAATGGTGGCGACCAGTGCCTGATCCAGCGCTGGCTCGAACACCGGAGCCGCCCGCGCGGCGGCAACGTAACGGAACGGCAGCACACGCCGCGCGCCCTTGCGGGCGAGGATCGCGTCGCGCACCAGACCGAACTCAACGCCAGACTGCTCCATGTTGCGCAGGTTACGCAGTAGGGCGAGGTAACCCAGTTTGCCTTCGCGGATCAGCCGCTCGAAGGTCTCACGCTTGTCCGCGCCGCCCGAGAGAGCGACCTCCCAAGTATCTGCCGATGCCAGCGTGCCATCGACCAACGCCTGCCAGACCTGGACCTCGTGCTCGCTGGTGGGCTTGGCATGGGACAGGAACAACACGTCGCGCAGCTTCACTGAGGCATCGCGGTTATACTTCGACAGATCGTAGCCGTTGAAGTTGTGGAACGCCCGCGCCAGACCCTTTCGCACCTGGTGGGAATAGCGCTTCAGCGTCGGCAGCTTGGCGGTGCGCTGATAGATTGCCAGGAACTCGCCCATTTCGTCGGCCCGCTCGCAGACCGATTGGATCGTCTCGGATACCAGGGATGTGCCTTTGGTGTCGGGACGTATGGCCAGCAGCGCCGTGAGATACAGCGGCACGTGGCGTAGATGCATGTTGTGGCGCGCTTCCATCGCCAACTCCGCCAGCACGTCCGCCGAGACCTTCTGCGATAGATCAGCGATACGCTGGCCGATCTCCTGGCCGTCCTCGTAGAACTCATTCTCCCAGAGGAAGTGCGACAGCACGGCGCGCCGAAGTGCCTGGATATCGGTGATCTGGGCCGCGCGGCCACCTTCGTGGGTCATGACCGGATCGGCTTTGACGGCGACATTAACGCGCATGGCTTGGCTACCTTTCAAGGTTGCCCAGCCCTGGAGCGGTGGGGAGTCAGTCGCATCCGAGAACGACGGCCTCTTTCGAGAACCGTTGGCAGGTCCTTCTCCCTGCCCTTTTACCGTCCGGGTTTTAGCCCAAACGGCTTGGTGAAGATGCACTCGGCTACTACGTCACCCACCGTCAATCCAAAGCTGGGGAATCAATCGGGACCGTCAGCGTGGCCGAAGCCACAGCTCCCAATGCTGATGCAGACGAACCCTACGTCACCCAGTATCTTTTATGCCGCGCCGGGAATTAGGCACGAGCGGTTTTCAATGCAAGAAGTAACCGATCGCTACGTCACCGACTTGGCGAGACGCGTATACGCGCACCATGCGCGGTCGGTCAAGTAGAAATAACTGCGGACTGATAATTGTCCGCTGCCGAACATGCTGATAAAGGACGGCCTGCGTCCCCGCGGGTTTTCGGGCGCCACAGGAAACGCAGGCCGAGTTGAAGGTTCCCACTCCGCGGAAACGGAGTGGCAGCAGATTACCAGCCCGCCCCGCTTCGTCAACGCGAACATCAGTGCAACAGGCTAGG